GCCTGCGGCCGGCGACGCCGCTCGATCACCGCCGGGCCGCCTTCACGCTGCACGTCGCGCTGGAGGAGCATACGGGCGCGGATCGCATCGCGGACCTCAGGCAGTTCCTTCTGGAGTTCCGCGAGGGCCGCCTGGTGGTATCCCTGGAACAGCGACTGCACCATCTGCATCCGGGTTCCGTTGATGTCGCCCGTGCCGTCCGTCGCACGCGCGTAGCGTTCCGAGGCGAACAGCGTCTCGAACGCGGCCCGGATGTTCCGGCCGCCCGGCGTCACCTCCCCGACCAGTTGTTGGAGACGGCCGTGTGCGGTGCCACCCTCGGGGAGGCGGAAGTCGCGAAGGTCGATCCCCACGTTCCCGGGGTTGGGCGAGGGCGGGGAGAAGCCGGCGTTGTGGTGCATCTGGAGGCGCAGCAGTTCGCGCCCCACCGTGTCGGCCCCATCCACGCGCGTCATGGCGAACGGAGAGATCACGTTCAGCACCGCCTGGGGGACAACTGAGGGACCGGCCCCGGTGGGCATCCGCACGGGGTCGCCAAGGGCGTTGAACCGCACGTCCACGTCCCCGAAGCCCGGGGTGCGCGCACGCATGGCTTCCGCGATGGTGGTCGCCTCCCGGAAGTATTCGTTCCCGTAGGTGGAGTGCGACAGGTCGCGCGTAATGGCCGGCACCAGGGTGGCCGCCAGGGAGCGCAGGACCACCTCGGTGCGCGCGTCGCCGTCAGCGATGGCGGACGCGACTTGAAGGAGGCCCGTGGCGTAGGTCTTCGATGCGAGCGCCTTGGTCGCACCCGCGACCATCAGGAAGATCGCATCGTCGAGCCGGCTGTCCCGCGTCTCCATCTCCATGTCCCTCGCAATGTCCGCGATGGTGGCGGCAATGGAGAGGATAACGCCGAAGGGGTCGGCCCGGTTGTAGGAGATGTAGCGGGTCGTCCCGTCGTCGTCAGTGATGCGGATGGAGTTTGGCTGGTAGTCGAAGCCGCTCTGCCCGCGACGCGCCTGGGGGTTACTCGGGCCGGCCCCAGTGATGGTGCCGTCGAGCGCCCAGTGGACCGCCAGGAGGCTCACTGCCGTGCCGGTCCCGAGGCGAGACATCGCCATCGCAGCGCGATCACCGCCAGCCGCCAACTCCGCACGGAACTCCCGCTGGAAGCCTGCCGTGATCGGGTTCGTGTTGACCACCTCACGGAGGACATTCGTGGGAACGCGCACGAAGGGCATCACGACATGGAACCAGGGCGCACGCGCCTTGAACTGCTGCACGCCTCGGCCGATCTCGGACAGCCAGCCTTCCCCAAACTCGTCGGTGAAGGTGATCTGCCGGGCATAGGCGAGGGCCTCGTCCTGGGTGCCGCGCCCTGTGGTGCCATCGAGGGAGCCGGCGATGCGGCGCTCGATATGCTCGGCCGCCTGCTGCGCGTTGAGCCCCATGTCCCCCGCTTCCCGCCGCGCCATGGCGTAAACGCGGCCTCGGTAGGCAAGCTGCTTGAAGAACTCGTCCTGCGTCACGAGAAGGTTGCTCGGCGCGCGGGCGACGGCGCCAAGCCCGTTCACGACGAAGCTGGCGAAGGAGTTGTCGTTCACACCGAAGGTGCTGGCGTTGAAGGCGCCGGTTGCGTGTTCAAGCTGCGTCCGGCTGGGGTCGATGAGGCTGTCGCCTTCGCGCATGGCCCGCCCGGCGAGGCGCACCGCGTCGTTCAGCGACCGGACCATCCCTTCATACTGGTAGACCGCCTCGCGCATGTTCCGCCAGCCGCTCTCGAAGTTCCCCGTGCCGGCCTGGAGGACGCCCGCCATCAGCCGCTCCACGGGCGTCTGCAAGCCGAGGCGGAAGGTGGAGGCGAGGGCGCCGACCATGTGCGTCTTCGGGGAGGACAGGAGGGCGCCAGTCCACATCTCGGAGAAGGCGTCCCAGGCGCCCCTCCCTTGGAAGTGTCGGGAGGCGATCCGGCGGGCCTGCTGCGCGGTGTTCGCGTAGCGGATGCGGTAGGCAAGCTCGACGACAAACCGCTCGCCGCCTTCAATGGTGTCCTCGATGGTCCGCCTGGTGGTGGTCGAAGACGTGGTGCGGGTGAAGTCAGTCGTCCGCGTGGTCGTGCGGGAAACCGTCGTGGGGCCTGGGGCCTCCGTGACCGCCGCTGCCAGAGCGTCTGCCCCCCGCGCCGCTCCATCCACAATGCCGTTGAGCATCGAGAGGTTGCGACCGAACTGCGAGCGGAGCCCCAGGGTCAAGGGGTCGATGTTGGCGAGCAGGTTGGTGTCTCGGAGGAAGGCCGCCATGAGGGCGTCCCGGTCTCCGTTGAACAGCGTGAAAGGGCGCCCTGCGGCAGCCAGGATAACCTGCTCGGCCATCTCAGCAGCGCGCCGCTGGATCGACGCGGTGAGCGCCGAGTAGGCGAGCGCGCGGGCGCCGATCCGCCGGGCATCCCCCAGGTCCGCCGCCATGGCCTGCACAAGCAGGTCACGCTGCGCCGGGTTGTCCGCCGCGATGTCGGCCGCCGAGGTGGCCCAGCGGTTCGCCGCGTCGGCCAGTTGCTGCTGGCTTTGGGCGGCGCCCCGGGCGGCGATGTATGCCTCGCTGTAAGTGCGCTCCAGGGCGTCCACCAGGGCGACCGCATCCTCAGGCGTCTGCATCCGGTCGAGGTTGCGCCAGACCACGCCAGCAGCTTCGCGGTCGAGAAGCTGCGGGTTGCCCCGCGCCCGCTCCATCTCGCGCATCAGCAGCGCCCCCTCGTCCGCGTTGATGGCGATGCGAGGAGGCATGGTGGTGCCGCCGGCCGAGGCGTCGAAGGTTACCTCGGGGCGGGCCGGTTCGCCCGTCGTGGGGGCCTGGGTGACCGACTCGGTGGTAGTCGTGCGCTGGCCCGTGGTGGTCGCCGTGCGGTCGGTAGTCGTCTCGGTTTCGGTGTGGGACTGCTTGACCCAACGCTCCTGCGTGGCCCGTATCCGAAACTCCTCGGAGACAAGCCGCTGGACTTCCGGCTCGCCGGCCGCCCGCCCAGCCTCCTCCGCCGCTTCAGCAGCCGCAGCGGTGTCCCCACGCCGCGCCGCGCGCAGCGCCCGGAAGGCGTGGAAGGCACCTTCTGCGAGACCGCCCACGGCGCCGTTCTCCAGCGCGGACTTCAGGCGCGCCTCGGCTTCCCCATCGGAGGGGTCGGCCGCCAGGAAGGCGGTGACCGGATCGCGCAGGCCCGCATGGTCGCGCAGAAGGTTCGACAGGCGCTCCTCATGCGGGTCGAACGCGGTTCCACCTGCAATGAGATCACGAGCGACGGTCTGCGTCACGGCGCCGCCACGGTTGGCCAGCCCGAGGGCCTTGAGGTAGCGCCCCGCCAGGACGTTGCCAGCGACGAACTGGCCGAGGCCCTCGACCAGGCTGCCGGTCACCGTGTGGCTGTCGGGGAGGAAACCGTGGACAGCGTGGAGCCCCCGCCCGGCCAGGCCGATGGCGTCGCCAATCAGGCGGTTGCCATCGGGCAGCAGGCGCGGAAGGGGGCGGTCCCCGTCCATGCGTTGGCGCATGTCGGAGAGTCCAGTGAAGACGCCGCTGAACGTGTCGGCCGTCTCTGCGAGGCCCTTGGTGGCGCCGCGCATCGCCGAGAAAGGGGACATGAGCCCCCCCGCAGCGACATCACGGGCGGCGCGCACAACCAGCCCGGGGCGGTCGTCCCCTTCCGCGCCCGGCGCCGGGGCCTCGTCGGCGGGAGCGGCGGGCGCCCCCTGCGCGGGGGGCCGGAACGCCGGGTCGAGGCCCTCGGACTGAAGGGCCTCAAGGAAGGTGCTGGACATGCTCTATCGGTTCCCTTGGAGGTAGAAGGCAGCGGCGCCCGTGCCGAAGACGCCGTCGAACAGGTCGAGGGCGCGGCGCACGCGGGCAGCGTCAGGCGACACAAGGGCTCGCTGGAGAGCCTCAAGCTCGGCCGCCCCGGGGCGCCGCGTGACGGAGGGAGTGAAGGGCTTACCGGCGTGAAGGGCGATATAGTCTGCCATGGGGTCGCTCGCCGGGGCACCCGGGCCGGCGGCGACTGGTGCGACCTGGGGCGCAGGGGTAGAGGGCTCCCTGGGGGCGGGCCTCGTGGGGCTCGTGGGGCTCCCACGGGACTCTGGCGCAGCAGGTGCCTGGGGCTGACCCGCCGGGGTGGCCCCCAGGGGCAACGGCTGGCCTGGCGCCCAGAAGTCCTGGCGGAAGACCGCCTCGCTGTCCCCCTGCCGCTGGAGGAACACATCCGCCTGCTGACGCAGTTCGGCCGCCTTGGCGGTCGCCTCGGCTGGCGTCGGCATCCGGCCCTGGTTGGCGGCCTGAAAGTCGGTGGCCCACCGGGTCATCTCGACGATGAAGAACTGGTCAGCGATCCCTGACGCCCGCGCAAAGGTGGGGCGCTGGAAGGCGAACTCGGGCGCCGTGCCGCGCGTGATGCCCTGCCGGAGCGCCGACACGCCATCCATCGAGAGGATGAAGTTGCGCCCCTCGGAGGCCCGCTCGGCCACCAGGGAGAAATCCTGAAGGTAGCGGTTGTCGGTCAGCCGGCGGTCAATCAGCATGGCGTTCAGGGCGGCGCGCGGATCGGGCGCCGCCATCAGTTCCGAGCGGAGCGCGCCGATGTCTGCCAAGGTCTGCGTGTTGGCGCGGTCCTCGCGGCGCTGGGCCATTTCCTCAAGGGACGCCCGAAGCTGCATCTGCGTCGTGCCGAAGTTGGGGTCGAAGCGCCCCACCCGGCGGATCGTGTCCACGTCGGGGAGAGGGATCGGCTGGCCAGCCTGAATGGCGGCAAAGACTCGCTGGTTGAACTCAGCCGCCGCCGCCTGCGCCTGCTGGCGCCCGAACCGTTCGGCCATTTCAAACCGGCGAGACTCGTCACGGTATTGCCGCGCCTGGACCGCCTCCCTGATGTTGACCGCCCGGGTGCGCCACTCGGGACCGCCGAGGCCCGCCACGGTTTGCCCCGGGCGGGTCACATCAGGGCGCGGCCTGGAGGCGGCATCGAGAATGTCGGTGCGCCCGTCGCGGGTCGCCACCTCCTCCACGGCACTCGCCAGGGCGGCGTTCACCCTGGCCCCGTCCATCCCGGCGAAGCGGAGACCGGCGCTCTCGCGCTGCGCCGCCGCAATCGCCTGCTCGGCCGTCATCCCGGTGCGCAGGGCGTTCGTGATGGTGGCCGACATGAGGTTCCCCAGGTCGGTCACCGCCGCCGCTTCGTTGCGCTGCACGCGCTGGGCCGCAGCCGTCAGGGCGAGGCGCTGGTCATGCTCCCCGGCACGCGCGAGGAAGCCCCGCTGCATGTCCTCGTCCATGTCTTGGAGGAAGGCGCGGCGCTGTTCGGCGACCCACTTGGTGGCCGCCTGGGGGTCGTCGTCATTCCGCAGCGGGTTGTCCGCAGAGTTCCACGCGGTGGTCAGGTGCGTGCCGTATTCGGCCGCACGCGCCGCGCCGCGCACCTCGCGCCACGCCCGCTGGAAGACGGGAGAAGCCCCGGCCTGCACCTCACCCCGCTCGACCGCCTCGGCCCAGGAGCGGGCCTGGGAAATCTCCGCAGCCCGCCCGGCCTCGTCAGTGTCCTTCTCTCGCTTGAGGCGGGCGCCATCAGACGCGAGGTTCTGGAGGGAGGGCGCCAGGGAGCCAAGGGAGCGGGCAAGGTCCGTCAGGCCGTTCTGCTCGCCCACAATCCTCGGGCGGACAAACACGTCCACCGGGGAGGCGGCCGGCCGGCTCACCGCCGGGAAGTCGTATTCAGGGAGACGGGGGGCCGCCATGGACTAGCCTCGTTGGGTGGGTGGGTTGCGCTATCGCCGGGCGGATGGGTTACGCGCCTCGGCTTGCGCCAAGTCTCGCGCGCCGCCAGCTATCGACTGCCCGATGCCCAACCCGAGCCCCCACAGGGACGGCTCGCGCACCTGGGGCATCGAGTTGAAGCGACTTTGGAGTAGGGCTTCGGCGCCCTCCTGCTCGGCCCGAAGCTGCTGGAGGGTGTTGTTGGCGGTTTTGGTGACCGCCGTCTCAGCGCGCCCCTGCTTCGCCCAGTATTCACGGGCGAGAGCATCGACGGTGTTCCCCTCGATGCCCTTCGCGGCGGCCTGGGCGCGCACCGCACCGTCGCCCTCCAGGGCCTGGATGCGCGTCTCGAACATACGCTCGGACGCCGCATCGCGCTCTTGCAGCGCGCGGGTCTGAAGCTGTTGGATCTGCGAGTTGCGGGCGCGGATGGCGCTTTCCTGGGCAGCCTCGTTGGCCCGCGCCTGGGCGCGAGCTTGTTGCTGCTGTCCCTGGTAACTCGCCACCGTGCTGGCCGCGCTGATGGCCATGGAGGCCGCGCTGATGTAGGCCGCGTTGTTGGCCGCAAAGAGGGCGATGGCGGCTGCCGTCTCAGCGCCCATTTGCGAGCCTCAGGAACTCATAGGTGAGCATCTGCGATTCCCCCAAGGGGATGATGTTGACAGGCGCGAAGCCCAGGTGACCGAGCCAGCGGTGGTGGCCGGGGTTCCCGAGCCAGGACCAAGTGACCAGCAGAGGCCACCGCCGGTGCCATCTCTCGATCATCGCCTTACCGAAGGTCAGCAGGCTGCGAGGGTGGCGCAGGAGGGGAGCCCCGGTGAGCAGCCAGGGGTGGCCGACACCGGGGGCTTCCTCCCGACAGCCCCACACGCCGAGGGCAGCGCCGCTAGCGTCCTCCACCGCCCACACTTCGTCGGCAGCGGCGATGGAGACAGCGATGCCGTCCATGGGCGTGTGCCCCCAGGCGACAAGCTCGGCGCCATCCTCGGGGCGCAGAACGCGCGCCACCGAGAGGGCGTCAAACGGACAAGCGGGGCGAACCCTCAGATGCGCCGGGAGCGCAGCGTGAAGGCCGCCTCCCAGTCCACAGAGAGGATCGAGCATGGCAGATGGCTGTCCGTCTTGAAGGTGATGGTGGCTTCCGTGTTTCGGGCATAGACCGGCACCCTCCACCTGGCATCCGTCACGACGACGCTGCCAATGGTGGAGCCGTCGGTCCCGATGAAGCGGGGGCCAAGGGTATACTCTGTGGCGCCGACGTTCTTACGGCCGACACTCGCCACGAGAAGCCCCGTCCGTGCCACGATAGGATACACCGCGAGAAGCTGGAGGCGCCCATCGGTGATCGCCACGCGCCCCCGCCCCTGCGCCGCAGCGCGGTCCTCGGCGGTGATCCGCGAGAGCGTGACGCTGGACAAGAACGGTAGGCCCGCCGCCACCTGCGACCCGGCGAGGTTGCCAGGGGCGGACAGCGTAGAGCCCGCCACGGTGACCAGCGGGGCGGTCCCTGAGCTTGGCCCGAAGCCGCCCCCCAGAACGATCTCGCAACCCGCCGAGGCGTAGGGGAGCGTCCACGTCGTGGTGTCCGTGCCCGCGCTGTAGACTCCCGTCAGCAGCACCTTCCGGTCCAGGCTCACCGACCATGGGAGCCCCAGGTCGCCGATCTCGGTGTCGGCCTCCAGGCTTTCTAGCCACAGGTTGGTGCCGCGCTTGATGACCAGCATCACGCGCTGCCCGAGGGTCGCTACCGCCCAGACTTCGGTGCCCGCCCCGAAGCTCCACCGGGACCAAGAGGACTGGAGCTTCTGCTCCCCCTCCCAGTGGTGCTTATAGGCGAACAGGCTGCTGCGGTCTCCGTCAGCGAGCACGAAGACGAGGTTGTCGTTCCGCAGCGCCGCCATCTGCGTCGCAGTCCCGGTGATGTAGCTCGGGACGTGGATCGTCGTGTCGAGGGCGTCCTTCGTGCTGGTCGCCCGGTCAGTCAGATACTCGCGCACGCCAGCGTAGATGCCGCGCTGGAACGCGAAGAAGATGCCCTTCCCGGCTTCCACAGGCTTCGCGAGTGTGGTCGCCGGGAACGCCGATGGCTGCTCGATAGAGACGCTCTTTGGCGTCGGGACGCCGCCTTCGGCCACTAGCTCGAACTGGGTGTTGTCCGCCCACAGCAGCAGGCCGCCCTGGTAGGGCGTGGCGAAGCGCAAGGGGGACACGCGAGTGAAACCGGCCGACACGTCGATGGGGTCACTGTCAAGGAGCGCCGTCACCGTCTCTGAGTAGAACCGGAAGAAGTCCCCCGCACCGCTCATGCACACGCTGTCGTCCGAGAGGAACCCAAGGCGCCCCTTCCAGAAGAACACGTCGCTGATCGTGCGGAACACGAAGGAGGGGTCGGGGTTGGTGGCCACGTCTCCGCTCGTGCGCTTCGTCCAAGCCGCGCGCTGAAAGGTGAAGGTGCCGTTCGCGTTGCGGACAAGCTGGTGCGGCATCGTCGCGGGGTCTGGGCCGAAGTCGTCTTCCGGGTAGACTGTCTCCCGCCAAGCACCCGCCGCTGCGTCAAAGCGAACGTAGTAGGCGTCGAACTGGTTGGAGCCGGTCCCGACTACCTCTACCCAGGCGCCGTCGAAGAAGCGGGTGGGGAGGTCAGTGAAGTTCTGCACGGTGTCGCGGAAGGCTCGGGTGTAGGTGTCGCCCCCGCCGTCGCGCGCCGAGATGGCGAAGTTGGCGTTGTCCACGCGACGCAGCCGGATTGACGCCTCAAACCGCTCCACCACCCAGGAGGCGCCCAGAGCAGACGTGAGTTGGGTCGTGAGTTGCGTCGCGATGTTTTCCGTCTGGATATCTGGAGCGGACGTCGCGGACGTCGTATAGGTGGCGCGCTGCACCCCGTCCACGAACACCTTGTAGTTGCACGAGTAGGCGCCTTGGCGGACGAAGACGTAACCCCAGCGGGTGGGCGTCGCCCCGAACGCTGTCGGGAGGACAGACGTGTTGCGGTTGACGAGGAACGTGTAATCCACGACGGACACCGCCGAGAAGCTCCGCTCCGGGTCGGCGCTGTTCAGATACGCCTTGCCGTTGGGGAAGCTCACCGTCCGCTCGACGCCGTTCACGTCGAAGACGCGAAGATCGCCGTTGGACACAAGCACGACGAAGCGGTTCGTCTCGTCTCGGTCGATGACGTGGATATAGGGGCGAGCCGCAGGGGCGGCACCGAGGGTTGCCAAGTGCCGCGTGCCGGGGCGCCGGGTCAGGCCGCTCACCAGGGAGGACAGGAAGTTCTCCTGCGCCTCCAGTTGCGACGACAGGCGCACCCACGGTGGCTGCTGGCTGACGCCGTTGGCAAGCGAGGGGATCGAGCCACTGGAGAGGGCCATTACAGCGTGTCCCCCGGAGTGCGCCGCAGAACGCGCGCGACGGCCCAGCTTCCCGAGAGGACGTTGTTGTCCTCGGTGTCCGCCTCGGCTTCCCGCAGGATGGCGAGGGCCTGTGCCTCATCGGCGCGGTCAAAGCGAGAAAGGCTGTCGCTGCCGAGGGCCTTCTCTTGGAAGCGCCGGCTGGCGCGTAGCGTGATGTAGTTCCGGGCGGCCTCGGGGAGGTCGGCGAAGTCGAGCAGCCACACGATGTCGAAGGTCAGATCCTTCGTGAACACCGTGGTTCTGTTCTCCCTGTCCCACAGCTTACCGCTGCGGGCCACCACGTCTTCCATCGGGAAGTCGCCCGATGCGTCGATGCGGATGACATTCAGCGGGAGGATATACTCCCCGTCGATAGTCCGCGCGAGGCTGTAGCGGGTGTCGGTGTTCCAGTGCCACCCCTGAGCCTGCACCTCGCGGGACACCTGGGCGAGTCTCATACGGGCCTTCGCCACGTCCACCGAGGGGTCGTCCAGGGAGACCACGGGGGACGCACCAATGGCGTCCAGCATGAGGTTGATGGCGTCCAGTTCAGTCGTGAGGTCGGCCATGGGGGTTCCCTAAAGGGAGGCAGAGAAAAAACCCCCTCCCCACGCGAGGTGTGAGGAGGGGGCGAGGCGATTACGGGATCGCCAGTTCGACGGCGCAGGCCGGGCGCAGCACGCCGTGGCCGACCGCCATCTTCGAGACGATCAGCCAGCCGAGCCGGCGCGGGTCTTCGCTGATCTTCGTGTTGACGTCGAGCAGCTTCAGCGTGCCGATGGCCGCCTTGTGCATGACGAGACCGAAGGTCTTCGTGAAGTCGCCCTGGTAGGCGGTGGGGCCGGTGTTCACGAGCGTGGACGGAAGCTGGTTGGTCTTCACGATCTCCACGCCCGCGATGCGCATGACGTCGCCGTCAGAGTAGCTACCGGCGCCACCCCAGTCCTTGTTCAGGACCGTGGTGTCCTGGGCCAGGAGGTAATACTGGGCCGGGCGGACGAACACGCAGCGGTCGGTGTCGGTCACATTGCGCTCGTCCAGCGCCTGGGCCGCCGAGAACACCGCCGCGCGCAGCACGGACGACGTGGTGTTCATGGAAGCCTGCGCGATCACCGAACCGCCAGGCTCGCCAGTCAGGTTGGACGCGGTGCGGGCCGCCAGGACGCCCACCTGGGCGCAGTTGCGGTCGAAGGCGTAGCCGAGCGCGAGGCCGCTCTCCTTCGAGAAGACCCGACGCACGTCGTAGTGGTTGCGAAGCTCGTCGATCTCGGCCACGAAGTTGTCGCTGATGAGCATGTCGTCGATGGTGATGACGCGCTCGTTTTGCAGGACGGCCGTGCCGTTGATCTCGGTGCCCGGCGTGTGGTAGCGCGCGGTCGCTCGCCCGACGATGGGGAAAGCAGCCGAGCGGCCGTTCTTGATGGTGCGGACCATGTTGCGGTCCATGAAGACGGTCGCGATCTCGAACGCCGTCATCACCTCGCCGCTGAACAGCTTGAGGAACAGGGCGTCAGTGGAGCCGGCGCCGTTGGCTTGACCGAGACGCGAGGGAAGTGCGTCTGCCATTGGTTATCTCCGAAGCAGGGTGTGTGGGGATGATCCCGCACGCGCTGCTGCACGGAGGTCTGGAGGTGTCGTCGCCGGGCGCCCCCTCGGGGGAACCTGCGGACGGCTCAAGGCCCGCGCGTATAGTGCGTAGCTGGGAAGACGCCGCCTTGAGAGGCAGCACGTCTAGCCTGCGGAGTTCGGAGAGAAGCGCGGCTTGTTCACCCGGTTGGCCGCAGCCGGGATTTGTTCAGCGACGGCGGCCTTGGCCGCGCCGCCTCGAACGGTAGGTCATCAGTCGCCATCTCCGGGGGTCACGAACACATCACCCGTGGACGCCGCCGCCGCGATGACCGCGACGTGGGTCACCCCGGCGGGCATACGGAGAGCCTCCAGGGCGCCCACAGGCACAGGGACGGTGAGCCCCGTGTTGTCCGTCAGGTTGGCAACCACGGTGGAGTCCCCGAACGCGACGCCGATGATCTGGTTCGTGTCGTTGAACACCCGGCAACTGGCAAGGTGATTGTTCAGGTTGGCGACAGGGAGGCGGGTGCTGGTCACCCCCGGCGCGGCAAAACGCCGCGTGGGGGCGGTCTGGATGAAGGCGGGCATGGGTTCCTCAGGAACGTCGGTGGAAGGTCAGATCCGGGAGCGACCCAGCTTCGCCTCGACCCCTCGGCGGAACGCTTCGTCCCGCTCGTAGCGCCGGTCGCTCATGTCCGCGCGAACTTGCGCCCAGGACGTGTAGGTGTCCTCGGTCGGGCGCGCCCCGCTGGCGGTGACCAGCTTCGGCTCACTCCCCTCGGACGCCTCGTAGCGCGCATAGAGACCAGCGGCGGCCATCCGCAGCGCCGCCAAGTTCGACCCGCGTGCCACGTCGTTGTAAGCGTCCACCTCCTCCTGCGAGAGGGTCGTCGCCGCCCACGCCATCATGGCGCGGTAGGTCTGCTCCCCGCCTACGGCCTCGAAGACCTTCTGGCGCCCCAGCGTCTCGGCGGCCTGCTGCCCGGCGAGGAAGGCGTCCACCATCGCCTTGCCGATGCCCTTCGCCTGGAGGGCAGCGCGACTCTGCGCGGACAGGTCACCCCCCTCGCGATACTCTCGCTCCAGCGCGGAGAAGTCGAGGCCGGCTTCCTGCACGGCCGCCTTGGCTTCCGCCATCGAGGCCGCTGCGCCGTCCTTTGGCGCTTCGGCAGGCTTCGCCTCCGGGGCGCGCTGGCCGAGCTTGGCTTGGAGTTCGCCGTAGGCACGCTCCAGTTCCTCGACGGACTTGAACTTCCCGGCGAAGGTCTTCGCCTTTTCAGTCTCCTCCTTCGGGGGCGCCGTGCCGTCCGCCTTCGCGAGCATCTGCTCGATGTAGCTCGCCTCCTCGTCGGGGAGCAGCACCTCGCCGTTGGCCGGCGACTCCATGCTCTCCGACATCAGAAGTCGAACCTCACACCGCCGCCGGGGAGGTCCAAGACCTGCTGGGCGTTCTCACGGTAGTCGCGCCCGTGGCGTCGCCGCTCCGCCATGCCCTCGTCCGCCTGGCGGGGCTCGATGGTCTTCGGGGCGCCCTCCTCCTTGGAGGTGGTATCGGGGGCGTCGCTCATGCGTTTCTCCATGGGGGCCTCAGAGGCCGGCTTGCGGGATCGGGCCATTGGGTGCCTCGGTTGGGGGCGCCTGCATCACACCCTTCGCGAGCGTGTTCAGGACACCGGGGGCGGCCTCGGATAGGATACCGTCCAGCTTGGCCTGGTTCTGCTGGTCGGGGGAAGGCGGCGGCATCAGGAGTCCTTTGATCGGGACTCCGCGCGCAGCGGCGAACCGCTTCACCACCTCGTCGGGGTTGATGCGCCCCTGGAGTAGCTGCATGAACGGCGCAAGGTCGTTCAAGAGGCCGGTCAGGTTCGCGAGGTCATTGCCCCGCCCGAGCGCCTCCATCCCCCCCACAATGGTCGGACGGACGCGCTTCGACGGGAGCGCGGGGAATCGCCCTTGCTTCTGGAGGCGCTTCATCAGCAGCGCCACAAGGGGAAGCTGGAACTCCTGAGTCAGGAGGGCGTAGACACCCCCCAGCGCCGTCTCCAAATCCTGCGCCATCCGCCGCACTTCCTCGGCGGTGACACGCTCGGCGTCTCGCTGGATCGAGGCGGTGATAAGGAAGGCGTATTCCAGGCGCTTCTCGATACGCTGCGCCGTCTCCAACGCCACGCGGAAGTCGTTATACTTCTCCAGCGCCAGGACAGACACGTCGTTCGCGTCGCCTTCGATGATGGCGCCGTTGGCGGCCTTCGCGAGGTTCTTTGCTCGCGTCGTGCCGTTGGGCTTCGTGAGGAACACCACCTTGGCCGCAGCCGCCGCACCCTCCACGAGGGCCTGGGTGAGACCCTCCAGGGAGGACAGGTCGCCCAGGTATTCCTCCACGATGCCACGCCCATAGCTCTCGCCATCGACGCGGATCATGCGAAGGGGCAGCCAGGGGCAGGCATCGAAGGCATAGGAACCCTTGGAGCCGGGGATGGTCTTGCCCTTTAGCTCCTGGCAGACCACCCACTTCTGCTTCCTCGCGTCGCGGCGCAGGTGCGTGAAGATGTCGATGCTGCGCTCGGGGTGCGCCCTCTGCTGGTCCCCATCATGGCCTGCACCCGCAAGCTCGATCAGATCGGGGGGGAGGGACGCAGGGGCCACCGTCTCCTTCACGATGATCTCGATGGGTGTCCCCATGGGGTCGCGGACGACAACGTATCGGTCCAAGGTGAACACGCGGAGACCGCCTTCGGGCGGGAAGAAGGCCAGGGCGTTGCCAGTGACGACGAGGTGCTTGAGAACCTCGAAGGCGGGGACGCGCATATACGTCGTCTCCACCTCGGTCATCAGGATGCGCTCCAGGCTGGCGAACACGTCCTCGACCTCGCCCTTCGTGCGCTCACCGGAGGCGTCCAGTTCCCGGGCGGTCTCGTCGTCCACCACCAGACGCACGAAAGGCGTGTGGGTGGGGAACAGGGCGAGCAGCAGCTTGTTGGAGAGGTTGTTCACGCCCCGGGCGCCGACTGCCTGGAAGGGGGTCGGCAGCGAGGAGAACTCGTTCGACCCCTCCGGTGGCAGCAGCGTGGGGATCGTCAGCTTGGCGCACTCGCGGGCGCGGGACAGGACGGCGCTTCGGCCCGCCTCCAGAGAGGAGTAGCGGGCCTGGGCGGACTTTTCCGGTGTGTCGCTGGGCATGGCTTACCGGGGAATCGTCAGGCCAGAGGGGGCCGAGATCAGGAGGTCAGACCGCAGGACACTGGCGCGAGGGTTGCGCGCGGAGGCGCGGCGAGACGTTCTCTCCGCAACGCCCGGGGAGCCAGGCACCGCCGCGCTGGGGGTCTTGGCCTCGGCAGCGGAGGTGGCCACCGGGGCCGCCGCAGGCGCCGTCACAGGGGCGGGGTCGGCGACGGTGGAGCCCCCGTCAACCACATCACGCGACGGCGGGTCGGCAGGAGGAGCGGGCTCGGCCGGGGCCTCGGGGATCGACAGGGGGTCGGTCGGGGCCGGCTCCGCAGGGCCGCCTGTGCTGCCCCCTCCCGAACCGCCAGTATCGCCGCCAGTCGGGTTGCCGGGGTCTGCCGCATTGCCGTTGTCGTCCGCGTCATAGAACTGCGGCAGGCCGGTCTTCGGGTTGGGCGTCCCAGAGCCGCCCGCCTGCTTCAGCATGGCGGCTTCTTCGGGGGTGATGTGTGCCAGGATCGTATCGCCGTTCTCGCCCATCTTGGCGAACAACCCGGCGAGTTGCTTGATCTCCGCGCCCGACAGACGGTCGAGGACGCTGGCGACCTTGGGGGTCACGCTCTTGGGGGTGGCCATCAGGGGGCTCCGGTGTTCAGGGACGCGCCGCCCAGGCCGGCTGCGCCAGGGACGATCATCAGGTCAGAACGAAGTGCGCTGGTTCCCCTGCGCTTGGCATCGGTTCCACGCTTCCCGTTCATGCGGTCCCCCACGACGGGCGCGTCAGGCGCAGGCGCGGGGGGAGGCGGGGCCGGTGGCGGGGGGGCGGGGGTCGATGGCTTCGCGCCCATGCTCATCTGGAGTTTTCCTCGTCTCGTTCGTGCTGGAGGGAGAGCAGCAGGCGAACAACCTGCCGGGCTCCGACAGCGATCCAGATGGCTCGGTCGGTGTCGGAAGGGGCCGGGCACCGCTCGGGGAAGGCTTCATCAAGGAGATGAATGAGATCATCTACGTCGCCGGGTAGCCGAGTAAATCCGGGAGTCTGCATCGTTAGAGGGCCTCTAAGGCAGCACCTTTGCGGCGCTTCTGAGGGAAGCGTGGGGAAAAACCCCCCTGGTGGTGGATTTTGCCAGGGGGGTCAACGGCTTACAGCTTCTTCGGCGTCTTCTCGATCTCCTCGATCAAGAAGTCGATATACTGGCGGGCCTTCCGCAAGTCCTCCAGGCCGTTCTTCGCGTCGTAACGCATCACATACTTGATGACGTTGCCGACCGCGTAAGGCAGCTTGTTGGTCATGATGAAGCGGATGGGCTCGATAGGCCACCGGGCGTAATGCGCGGGGCTCGCCACGTTGTCGGGGGGCGTCAGCGTGGGGGATGACGTGGTGGTGTCCATAGGATCGGCTCCTTCGCGTTAAAGCAGTAGTCCGTGTGTCGGAGGATGCGGGCCACGCGGGCCTGCACCAGGGCGTCCGCCTCGGTGAGCCCCTTGGCCTCGAAAGCGGCGACGATGTTGCCCCAGGCTTCCGGCCAAGTGCCGAAGGGCGGGGAGGCGCCGAACAGGAGGCCCTCGGCCTTCTTCGGGCCAACCCCAGGCAACCCGGGGTAGCCGTCCGTGGAGTCGCCCGTGAGCGTCTGCGTCAGGTGCCAGTAGTCGGCGTCGCGCTCGGCGACCTCGACCACCTTGTCGGGCTCCTCCAGATGCAATCCGGGGATCTGCCTCAAGTCCTTATCGACACTCCAGATGATCTTCCGACCAGGGATGATCTTCGGGTGAGTCGCCAGGATGCCGAGGATGTCGTCAGCCTCCAGCAGCGGGCGCTGGTAGCCGCCATCCGCGACGATCATGGCGCGCAGAGCGTCGATGTGGATGGGCCGGTTGGCGGGCTTGCGGTGGGCCTTGTAGGCAGGCCACAGAGCCGTCCGCCAGTTGCCCGCACCAGAGACGCATAGGATCGCCCGGGAGGCCCCAGCGGCGTCCTGAAGGCGTCCTACGTGGTGCTTGAGGGCGCCGTAGGCTTCAGCGATGTCGCCAGCATCCCGGCACACCTCCCCGCCATCGCCCCAGTCCACCTTCGTCTCGCCTGCCGCTGCGCAGCGGTAGACGAGAATGTCAGCGTCAACGAGGAGGGTGGTCATGGAGCCACAACGCGCCCACAAGTATACCGAGGGCGGACAACAGCAGGGTCACCACAAAGGTGGCTGCGTTCTCCTGCTCGTCTTCGCCAGAGGAGGCGGCGATGGCCACAGCCGTCCCGACCGCCGCCCCGACAGCGATGGCGCTCGCAGGAGAGGGGGACGGAGCAGGCGAGACGGTGCGCACCACCGGGGCTGGCGTGGGGGATGGGCGGGCGTGGGTGGGGAGGACCGGCGTGGTGAGGAGAAGCGCAGCCAGGAGCGAGAGGGTGCGGCTGTTCACGCTTCGGGCTCCACCGGCACGAGGCGCACCTCGGTCACCTTGACCACCTCAAGTCGCCCGCCGAACGAGCGACCCATGCTCGACGCGATGGCCTTGGTGGTGAAGATTCGGGCGTCCTCCAGCGAACCCCAGAGGGGGCGCTTGTAGGCTTTCTTCGTGCGGAGATACTCGCCGCGCTGATTGCGGATGACGAAGCGGGCCATGCTCACTCCTTCGCTATTGCGTTGAGGCTGGGGGCGAACAGCGCAACCCTCACTTACGTCCGCGCTCCTCATCGCACACTTCAGCGGCGAATCTCACGGCCATCGCGGCGACCTGCATCGCTTCCTTACGCATTGCGGCGAGGTCTCTCCGCTGTTGGTTCGTCCAGACGTGGGCTTTGAGTTCGTCCACTTCTTCGAGAAGCACAGCAAACGCCTCGTGCGCGCTGTTCATGGGCGGCCACTTGCTGCGCGCCAAGGCAACCTCACTGGCCACCATGTTGATGATCTCGCTCGTGGTCTTCATCGGCTACTCCTTCGCTGTCGCGTTGAGGGTTGGGTCGAGAACGTAGATGTAGAGGCACTCCTCCAGAGCGGGCCGAGGGCACGCCCTCCACGTCACCCGGGAGGGCGCGTGGTGGGACAGTTGCTCCATGTGCGTGATGCACCGCGCTCGGATGCTGCGGGTGGACATGCCGACATAGAGGCACTTCTTCCCGCGCCATATCGCGTAAACACCAGGGACGGCGGGGACGTCGAGCGCGGTGCCCGACGCCCCGTCCCACTGAAGGCTAGTGCGTGTCGGCCCATGTCTTACCGACGACGTAGTTCCCGGCGAGGGGGCACCGGAAGTTGAACGCTTCGCCCGCGAGCCGCACGCAGTCGGCCGCGAGCTTCCCGACGAACTCGGCATGTTGGGGGAGAACCTCCATCTGGATTTCGTCGTGGACGTTCGCCACAAACTCATAGTCCACACCGGGGGTGAACCCTGCGGCCTGGAGGGCGTCGTCCAGTTCCACCAGGGCGCGCTTCATCAGCACCGCACCGGCGGACTGGAGCAGGGTGTTCAACGCGGCGTGCGGTGAACGGGCGTGGAGATGCCGCCCATCGAGGCCCAGCAGATAACCACGCGCCTTGAGGGCCGCCTGGACCTTCTCGACCAGCTTCGCCAGGGCGGGGAGGGCGCGCATGAAGCGATCCCGAGCGCGCTTCCCCGCCACCGCCATCTGCTGCTGCGTGCCGCGCACGCCCAGGATTTCTCCGAGCTTTACGCTCCCGGCGCCGTAGATGAAGGCGTAGAACCAGACCTTGGCGATGTCGCGACCAGTCGGCGTCTTCCCATCGATGTCATACTTCTGCCGGGGGTCGAGCCCGAGGGCACGCGCGTTGACCGAGTGGAGGTCACCACCGGCCGCCTTCACCGCTGGATCGTCAGAAGACAGCACCAGCTTGACGTAGGCTCCACCATCGAAGGGCACCATGTAGCCTGCCAGATTGCGAAGCTCGATTGCCGCCGCGTCCATCCCGATGAGGACGTAACCCTCACCCGCACGGAACAGGGCGCGGCACTCCTTGCCCCAGGGGGCGCGCCCGGAGGGCACCTGGGCCATGTTCGGTGACTGGTGCGTCATGCGCCCGGTGTGCGCCCCATTGGTGTTCACCGAGCCATGGATGCGCCCATCGACCACCTTGGTCAGCCACGCCTCGGCGCCCGTGGCGATCTGCCCCAGGCGCTTCTGCACAGTGAAGTAACGCGCCGCCAGCTTCGCCTCGGGCCAAGGCAGCGTGCCGAGGACCGCTTCATCAATCTTCGGTTGGCCCGTCTCGGTGAGTTCTGCGGGCTCCCAGCCGTAGAGCGCCGTGAGGCGATCTGAGTAGTCCCGGCGGCTGTTCGGGTCGAAGACGTGAAGCTCTACCTTGGTGAGCGGGCAACCCGCCGTATACCCCTGCGCCCGGTTGTCGCGCTTGGGGACAAACTCTCCAGTCTTGCGCCACCAGGGGCGGAAGGTCCGCCGAAGCTGGTCCTCCAGATCGGCGCGCTCGGCCTGCAATTCAGCCAGCAGCCGGTAGGCTCCCTCAATGTCGAAGGCGAAGCCCCGCCGCTCCTGGCGAGCGATGATCCACGCCACGCGATGCTCCAACGCGGCAGCGGTAGGGGCCAGGGCAGCCTTCATGAGGGCCTCATAGAGGCGCAGCGTGACCACGGTGTCCTGCTCGCAGTAGTCCTGCATCTCAGGGCTCCAGGCGCGCCACTCGTCGCCCTCCGTGTAAGAGGCGCCGGCCTGCTCCTTGAACCAGTCGGAGTAGCCGCCCTTGAGAACCCCAAGCCGCTGCCCCCAGGCTTCCAGCGATTGGTTCCCGTAGAGCTTGCCCGGGAAGGTGCCGGCCTCGCGCTTGCTGTCTTCCTCGCGCAGCACGTCGCCGGTCTTCCACAGGCGCGCCAGGACGAGGGTGTCCGTCACGCGCCCGGTCGGCGCCCAGCCCGGGTAGAGCTTCTGGATCGCCGGAATGTCGAAGCGGATGATGTTGTGCCCGATGACTTCCTCGGCGTCGCGCAGGAGGCGCAGCGGCTCCTCAATCTGGGCGGGCTCGGTGGTGCCGGCGGCGTAGCTGCGCACCAGATTGCCGGTGTCCGCATCCCGAAGCACGAGCGAGTGGATCACGGTCAAATCCGGCAGCAGGCCGTCTGTCTCGATGTCGAAGATCAGCCGCATGAGGACACCAGTCGCAGCGGCGGGAGGAGGCTGCGAGCGACCCTTGCGTCGTCCTGCGCTTTGCAGAACGCCAGAGCGGCGCCCCACGTCTTCTCCTTCACCATCGCCTTACGCATGGCGTCGAGATGCCGGGAGGCGTTGGTGGCGCGAGCGATCCGCTGGGCCGGCGTCGGGCCGGCTTCCTTGGTCTTGTCGTTGTGCATGGCTGAAGGGCCTCTCGTTGGAGTGCCAGGGGGGAGGGGGGATCAGCGTGGGGCGAGGCGGTAGAAGCGGTGCCAGCCGTAGGCCGCCGCCAGGTCTTTGCCGCGAGCCCACGCGGGGTAGACGCGGATGGAGTGGTAGTAGTCGGCGCCGTTGGTCACGTCCGGGCAGTCCTCGAACATGACGGCACGGGCCGCAACGGCGGGGACCGCAAGGAGGTCGCTGGTGATCTCGGCGTAGCGTGCTTGACCGAGGCTGGGGTCGCCAGGGTTCCAGCAGGAGAACTGCCGGGGGGCGAGGCAGACGCCGGCCCACCCGGCGCCCCACCAGCGCACAGTGGGATGCTTCACGCGGTTGCGGATGACGCAGGCCACGGCGAGCATCCCGTAAAGGCCCTCGCCGCGCGCCTCGCCGTAGAGGGTGCGCGCGACGGTAGCGACGTCGTCGGGGGTCATCTTTGCGACTTCGCGTCCAAGAACGCCTTGCGCGCCTCGGCGATGAGATACTCGCGAAGCTTCTCCACGATCCCATCGACCACATGCTGAATACGAATGTCGGCCAGAATGGGGGGGTCGATGAGGGCGTCGTCGAACCTGAAGTTGGCGCCGATCAGTTGATAGACTCTCATCTGGGACTGGTCCCCGACCAAGAAGCCGCGCCCCTCAGCGCGGTGGTAGATGATGCCATTCATGAGGGTCTCCTTGTGCGTCGCGGGGACGCCGCTGGTTCATCGAAGGAAGGGCCGGGGTTCGCCCCGTGGAACCCCGGGGGGAACTCCCGATGCGGGTTCAGACGCGCACCGGGGTAGGTCGTGAGGGTGGATACGGAACCGGAGCCGAGGCTCGCGACCCCGTTCTCGAAGTCCTCCAGATCGGCGCGGGGGCTCACGGCTCCAGCACCTCCTCCAGTTCCTCCAGCACGTCGAGCAGCGCGGCGATCTGCGCGCGGGTCAGTTCGAGTTCGACAGGGCCGAAGGTCAGCGTGATGTAATCCAGATCGAAGACGGTGCCGTAGATGGCAACCTCGTCCGCGATGTGGGGGGCGGTGGTGGTCGGGGTGAACATCAGAACGGGACTCCTTCATCTTCCCTAAAGGGATGGGGGTGGGCACGATCCGGCGCGTCCCGTTCATAGAGGCGGCCAGCTTCGCTATCGTATCCGAGGCTGATGGTCCGCCCCGTGGAGCGGCCAGTGTAGCGATCCTTGAGAACGCGCAGCGTGGTCGTCTGCCGCTCGTCCTCATCCTCGGCCTGCTGGTTGCGCTCCAGACCGAGCATGAACAGCGACCAGAAGCCGATGGCCCTGGCGCCCTTGAAGTGCCTGATGGCGACGCGCCCGCCTTCCTCGTGGGGCTTCCCCTCGGGGGTGGCGAGATGTGAGACGAACAGCAGCCAGATCGGGATTTCCTTCACCAGCCCGCCGAGTTCGCCCATCACCTTCTCCAGCACTTCGCGCTCGCGTTCCGGTTCCTGGGCGGCGAGGGCGGTGAGGTGGTCGAGGTAGAACAGGCGCACGCCCGCTGCGTGGTAGAGGTAGCGGATGCGCTCGCGGATGGTTCCCCAATCTGCGACGCCGAAGTGGTTATAGAGGAACAGGCGGTCAGCCGGGAGCGCGTCGATGGCCTCGACCACGTCGGCCTGCGGGCGGCTCTCGTCGGGCACATGCAGCGCCTTGCCCACCAGCTTACCAGCCAGGCGAAGCACCGTCTCGGTAGGCTCTTGCTCCAGCGCGAAGACGGCGACGCGCTCATTGAGGACCGTCAAGTCATAGAGCATTTGCTGCGCCAGGAAGTCGGTCTTGCCGATCCCCGTGCCCGCCCCCAGCGCCACAAGGTCGCCCATCCGGCGCCCATAGGTCGCGGCGGTGAGCGAAGGGAGGAACCACGGGAGCCCCGCAGTCACGGGCCGAATGGCGTCCTCTCGCACGTCAGCGATGGTGACGATCCCATCAGGCCGATACTCCTTGGCCCCCCAGGTCGCATCCACCAGTTCCTTCGACCGCCCGGCCTTCAGCATATCGCAGGCGTCTTTCAGAGGCAGGCGGGCGATCTTCGCCTTTCGTGGCGGCAGGACGGCGGCAGCATCCCGGGCAGCCTTCTGCCCTGGCTCGTCCATATCGAAGACGAGGACCACTTCCTCGAAGCGGTTCAGCCATTCGATCTGCGCGGCGATGTCCTTTGCCGCGCTTTGCGCGCCATTCTTGAGGGACACCACGGGCCACTGGTGGCCGAACGCCTGGGACAGCGCGGCTGCGTCAAGCTCGCCCTCGGTGATGCAGACGCGCTTTCCGCCGTCGCGCCACAGGTGTTGGCCCACGAGACCGGCGGCGCGCATGTCGCCCAGGACCGCGAACTCCTTGTCGGGGTAGCGCAGCTTCTGCGCCACCACCGCCGATCCGTCCGGTGCCCACACGTCCTGCACCAGAACCCACTTGCCCTTGCGGTCCTTCGCTCGCCGGTAGCCCCACTTACGAGCGGTAGCTTCGGTCAGGCAGCGGTCGGGGAGGGCCACATAGTCACCGCCCTGAATCAGGTCGCCGGCCACGACTGGCCTCCTCTTGGTGTTGGGGGTTGCGCCATCGCTGGCCTCGTAACGGCCACACCCAAAGCAATGGGCGTGGCCATCCGAGTAGCGGGCGAGGTTGTCCCTGCTCCCGCACGCGGGGCAGGGCTCCTTCCTCACGAAGGTGCTGTCGCTTTCCATCCGGCCAGAAGCTCCTCGGTTCGCGCGAGGCGTTGCTCGATCAGCGGGCACTCCGGCTTGCCGTCCTTGGTGACGGCGGACTGGAGCAAAAAGAGGCCCCGCCGATGTGCGCGCAGGGCCTCACCCAATTCCCGGTGCTGTTCGACTGTCATCGGGCGAGCGAGTATTCCGCATACCGGGCGCCGGTCGGGTCGCGGCGCTGCGTCACCGCGATGGGGTGCCCCATCCGGCGCAGGTCGTGCATCCGCGAAGCGAGGCGTTCGATCCTGTAAACGTGCCGCGCCTTGAGCGGGCTGATCGTCCCATACTGCTGGAGGTGCGCGAGCAGTCTCTCGTTCTGCGTCATGTGGTCCTCGGGTTGGGGGTGTCCTTCAAGGCGCCCCACCACGCGCGCACGTCGAATGACGGGCACGCCTTGGCGACGCCAGGAATGTCTCGGTGGCCCAGCACCTCGGCGCCGGGGTAGGTCTGCTCCAGGCGTTGCAGCAGCGTCTTCAGTGTTGCGAACTGCGCTCCCGTGAAGTTGTCCTCGGGGCGCCCAAACTTGTCGGTGCCGCCGACCAAGCAGATGCCGAGGCTTTCGCGGTTCACCTGCTGCGCGTGCGCGCCGATCAGATCCTCCCGCCGGCCTGTTTCCAAGGTGCCGTCGCGGCGGATCACCCAGTGATAGCCGATGGAGAGAAAGCCACGGGCGAGATGCCAACCCGTGATCTCCTTCACGCCGATATCCCTGTCCGGCGGGGTTGCCGAGCAATGGACGACGATGAGGCGGGTGGTCTTACGAGGGGTCACTTGGAGGGCTCCTTGAGCCAATGGTCGGGAATGTCCCGATCCGCGAAGGGAAAGCCGTGGCGCTCGCACCACATCGCGTAGGTCGTGGAGCTTTGCTTGCTGATGCGGGCGTTGCTGTTGGAGAACACGAATCGGATATCGAGGTGCGGGTGCTGCGCCTTGACGGCGAGCATCTTCTGTCGGTCGGCGGTCACGAACCGCCCCTTGCTCTCCACGATGACGCCATTGGGAAGGCGCCAGTCGGGAGTGTATCGCCGCACCTTCTCGGGCAGGGTGTATTCGAGTGTCATGCACTCATAGCCAACCGCGACGCCCCTCGCTTTGAGGGACGCCGCGATCTTGTCCTCCAGCCCCGAGCGGAAGCCGGCCACACGGCCGACCTCCGCAGCGGAGCGGGAGCGGTCAGAAGGCCGGCGCATCCTCGTCGTCCGAGGCGGCGCCTTCATCGCCCTCCATGCCGGCGCGTGTGCTGTCCTCCGGCTCATAGCCGTCTTCCGCGTCGCCGAAGCCGTAGCGAGCGGCGTCGCCGCCGTCGCCCTTGCCCACCGCCTGGATCACCTTCACGGCCTCGATGCGGAGACTCACGCCGATGCCGGCCGCGAGGTTGCCGAAGGGGCTCATGGAGTAGGCGATGCGGACGCGGCTGCCGCCCCACAGGTCGGGCTTGTCCTTGTGGTCGATGTGCTTGCCGCTGGCGGACCAGAAGGAGATGAAGCGGGCCTTCGCCTGCCCGGTCTTCTTGTCCTCATACTCGGCGGACGACTTGAACTTCAGGGCGATGTCGCCCGTCTCGACTCCCTCCGCGTCGCACACATCGTAGAACGGGAGATGCTCCTTCGGCTCGTCGAGGTTGAGCTTCTTGCCGGCCTTCGCCGCCTTCGCCTTGGCCTCCTTCAGGGCCTCCGCGTAGGCCGCCCGCGCCGCCGGCATCATCTCGTTGATGCGGCTGATGATGGGTGCAGCCTCCTCGGCGGACAGGATGAGGTCCGCCTTGAAGGTCTTCTTCCCCTTGTATTCGTCGGGGGTCTTCAGCTTCGGGAACTTGCCGAGCGTGCCGATGGGCGACGTGAGGATCTCGACCTTCTTCTTCTCTGCCACTTTGCGGCTCCTTGTTAGGTGGGTTTCAGGAGTAGATCGACGGGTCGATCCCCTGCGCGAGCAGGGCGACGATCAGGTCGAGGGGGAGAGGCCGCCCACGCGCGTGCAATTTCGCGGCGATGCGCTCATGGCGAGTCATCAGCGGTAGCCCATGAGTCGGTCGCCCCAGCGGTAGAGGGCGAGGCCGAGCGCCGCAAGGCGACTGTCTTGCGGGTGGTGCCAGTAGAGGTCGTCGCCCACGGCGTAGAACAGGCGCGCCAACAGGCGCACCGGCATGATCGGGCGGGGCATCACCGGGGCACCTCGTTCCGAACATACTCCGCGACGGCGCGGAACTCGGGGATGCGCTGCCCCGAGGGGGACAGCATCAGGTTACGCGCCACGGTCGCAATGTCCTGAGGCT